GTTTGTAGCCATATTAATGCATCTTATTGTTAGGATTCAGTTTTTCAAGCATCGCAGCAAGCATATCAGCAGAGCTCTCTTGATCTAGTGCTTCTAGTTTAACGATGTTATCTAGTTCATCATCAATACTCTCGTCTACCTCAGTGATATATGTTTCTAGAGTTGATGTGTAGTAGCTAGCCATGGATGATCTTGCATCCATTACGTGGAGTAGGTGGTCTCTATTAAATGCAATCTGCCTCTTATCTGCAAAGGGCATATATCTTAATAAGCCAATTATTGGTCTATCGTTACTGGGAGAGAAAATATAGTTAATCGTAAAGGGGTTATCAACAATCACTTCTTTATTAGTTTCGTGAGCAAATGTTCCTATAATCTCTACGTTATTTTGAAGTTTTATTATTTTTACCATTTCATCCCTTGAGGTCTATTGAAAATGTTTTGTATTCAAACTTCTCTTCATTATATATCTTGATACGTTCAACAAAATGATTCAGAGTAAAATTACGTCTTTGTTTCCACTGTAGATCATCAGCTATGTCGATAAGGACGGCTTTATCCTTTCTACTTCCCTTTCGTAGTCCACGTCCGATGGATTGGAGATTTCTAATTCGTGACTTTGAAGGTGAAGCGAAAATGATATTGTGCAGGTTCGTAATGTTGACACCAGTAGAAAAAGTACCGTAAGAAGCAACAATAATCGAATCAGTTTCCAATTCCACAGCTCTTCTAATAGCATCTCTATCCTCACCAGACATCGTACCAGAAACGAAGTAGACTTTTCTATCACCTGCCTTATCCTTAATAAGATCGTATATTGCTTTTCCATGTTTGTCAACATATTGATATAAAATTAATGTATTGCCTTTAAGAGTCAGGGCTAGATTGCGTATAAACTTATTTCTAGGAGTGTGATTAATTAAGAACTCAATCTCATTCCTATACGGTGCAGCTTTGTTCAAGTTCCTGTAGTAATCATCGTACTTGAGCATCACAGCCTTAATCTTAAACTCAGATAGGTACTTCTGCTCAATCAATTCTGCTGTGGTGATTACTTTCTTTACAGTACCAAATAATCCTTCAAGTACTAGCTTATGTGTTTGAGAGCCATCTAGCGTACCTGTAAAGCCAAACCTATACTTGCAGTCCATTAGGTTCTGCATAATTGTTGTAAGGGACTTAGCTTTAAATAAATGAGCCTCATCCCCAATCACAACATCAAACTGTTGAAACCATTTACGAGGTTGAGTGTATATTGATTGCCATGTTGATATGTATATTTGCTTATCAGTGTCTTTCTCCTGACCAGAGAATATCTGATGACAGTGTGATTCAGAATCAAACCCATACTCTTCGAAGTCGCCGTACATTTGATGTACTAAAGTAGTAGTTGGTACAATCAGTAGAGTCTTTAATCCATAGTATCTACAGATCAAGTAAATCATTAACGACTTACCAGATGCTGTAGGAGATAGTAGCAACGCTCTTCTTTTTCTTATTGCATAGAGGAACGTTGATAACTGATAGTCCCTTGGTTCTTTCGTGAGCTTGATATTCTTAAAGAAATCATCAAGATCTATCTCACCTGTATCATCCTCGAAATCCGATAATAACTCAACGGGGTAGTTGTTTTGATTTGCAAAATCTTTGATATATTCTATCAGGCCAGCATATATGTGATGAGTGCCAGAGTTGAATAATCGAATCTTACCGTCCCATCTTTTATTTTTAACAGAAGGAATAAAACGAGCACCGGGTACTTCAAATGTAAAATAGTTACTCAGTTCCTGAGCAATACTATCTTCACAGTGTACCTTAACATAGGTCTCATTGTATCGTTCTATTTGTATCATAAGCCCATTTTAAACTTTTCCCACTCTACAGCGTTCTTAATTAGATAGCCACGATTGTTGAGAGTACGGATAATGTTTTCGATAATTTCGATCTTATCTTCTGTAAGTGTAATTCTTTGTTGTATTGTTTGCAGGTCTTCATCAGATTCCAAGTACATTGGAATATCTGATTTGAGTATCTTTAGTGGTTGCGGATCCCACTTGTATTCTTTAAGATATTCTTCAGGTAGAATACCCTGATAATATTGATGCTTGAGTTTATATAGCTTCTTGAAATCACCATTCAGCTTCGTATGCAAAGCCTTGGCCATGTAGAATTCTTTTAAATACTTAGAGTGTAGCTGAGGAATACGGAGAGACTCTTTGCCAAGCTCGGTCTTATCAATCTCACTATCCTTTTCCCATTCAACTATTAGATCATCTGTTTTCATACAGTCCTCCGATAATGAACTGTATTGTACAGCAATGAAAGCTATAAGTCAACTATACTCTGTTTATAGTGTAGTTTACATACTCAAAAGTTACTGATGATTCGAGATATGCAACGTCACTGGCTGTTGTAACAAAGTTCAACTCACCTAGCGATATAGGAAACGCATCTCTAAAAGTTACTTCTATGTTAGGATTCTTTGAACTTGTCATAACCATTAACTTAACATCAGAGCGGATTGCAGCTGTTGGATCTGACTTTAGACTATTATCTATAGAGTAGGTCTTACCATGCTCACCAGGGGTCAGTGTAGCAGGACCAGCAATACTGTATATCCAGTTCCATATTTCCATGTAGTTAGTTAGATCTTCATCCACCATAAAAGATACACTGAGAGGAGAGTAATTTAAATGGTCTCCAGGTAGTGGGATCTTTACGAATGGTGTTTGATAGTCCACGGAGCCAACAAACGTAAGGCCTGGTATAGAGGCTGTTTGAAGGAAGTAGTTAAGCATAGGAGCTCTTTGCAGAACTAACCTAAAGTTATTAGGGGATAGAAAGTTTCTATTTGTTGGGGTGTTTTGAAGGGCGCTCATAGTATATCCTTTTTTACTATTTATCCAAACAAAAAGAGAGGACCCGAAGGTCCTCTCAAAATTACTGCTATGTTATATTGTAATTTTTATATTCAAATTACATTAGATTGTCGATCAGGACTCTGCGATAGTAAACGTTGCTATCTTTTGTGAGAGCGCCTGAACCAGCTGTAGAACCTTCTGCGAATGGGTTTGCAACCATTCCGTAACGGGTCTTGAAGCCAATCTTTGGTTGGAAGCTGTCAGGATCAACAGCACGAACCATCTGTAAAGGAACATATGGGCAGTAGAACAAGCCAGCGTCGAATGCAGAAGCACCCTTATAGCCAACTACCAAGTAGTTACCTGTTGCATATGGATCGATATAAACACGGATACGACCGTTCAATACGCCAGCAAAAGTATTGCCAGTGTCATCAACATTCAAGTTGTTGCTATTTAAAGCAGGAGCGTAATCAAGAACACCAGCCATCTGAAGTGCAGAAGCAACGTCAGAAGAACAGATGATCATGTTACCTTTACCACGACGAGTAGCCTTGGCGATTTGGTTAGCTTCACGCTCAACTTGGAACATTAAGCCCTTGAACTTCTCAACAGACCAACGGCCGTTTGAGTCAGTATCTAAGTCGAAACGACCAACTGTTGTTGTGTTTTCTGAAGCACCTCTGGTAGCTGTAACGTTGATTGTACGAACAACTTCACGGTTGATCTCAGCAAGGATCTCAGCCGATAAAATGTTTGACAATTCTGTTTCAGCGTCAAGACCGTGGATTGCTTTCAAGTCTTGTGCGAGTTCCATTGAGTACTCAGCCTTTAAAGCACGGGACTTAGCTGTTACAGTTACTTTCTCAATTGAGAAAGCCATTTCAGCAAATGCTACGTTACTTGCAGTTCCTAAACCTTCTGCTTGAGCAGTAGACATACCAGAACCGAAGTTATAGATACCAGCTTCTGCAACGTTAGCAGTACCAGTTGTTGTGTTACCAGGAACACCACCAACATGCTTCTGACCCAATGTATTAGCACCGGTAACTACAGAAGAGAATGATGTGTTAACTTCATTGTAGAAGTTCTCAACACCACTGTTGGAGCTGTTGCTGTACTTGGAGCGCATTGCGAAGATCAAACCGGTAGGACCAGTCATTGGCTGAACGCCGCAGATGTCATAAGCGATAAGATTAGGCATTGCACGACGAACTAAAGAGATCAAAACTGGATCGAAAGTATCGATATCAGCGCCGGTCTGGTTAGCAGGTGCAGCTTCTGTTAAAGTTTGTGGAACATATTGATTAGCTTCGCGAAGTGCTCTTTCTGTGTTCTCGAGAACAACAGCTGTTACGCTTCTACGATGCTGGTCTTTAATAGGTGCCAAATCTGGATGAGCCAGAATCGGATCCCATTTGTTTTGTAATTCTTCAGCTAACATCATTTTTACTTCTCCTTACGAGGGTTAATAGAACTTTATTATTTATGCTTTGTTTGTTCTTGCGATAGAAGAAAAATAACGCTTGATATTACCGTCTTGGAAAGAAACTTGGGTTTCTTCGCTCAGGTCATTGTTACCAATTGCGCTGTCTTCTTCTGAGTACTGGTTTGCTGGTTGTACTGCTGGGAAATAGTTTTCTTTAACCAGTAACAACTTTTGATGATATGTATCTGCACTGTCAAAGTCAATACCTTCAGCTAACTGACGAAGTCTTTCAACTTGGGTCAAAGCTAAGCCTTCAGCTACTTGATTGAAAATCTCGTGTTGAGCAAAACCATCGATTGATTTAGCCAGTTCGATGTTCTCAGTGATTTGAGCATTCAACTTATCTTCCAACTCTTCTACCTTATTGGTAAGAGCAGACAATACATCTAACTTGTCTTCTGGGATCTCGATATAGTTTTCAGCAAAAAGATTCTTTAAACCATCCATGAAATCTTCTGTGATTTCTGAGCGTAAAGAAGCTTCGATAGCAACTTCGTTCTCTTTCATCCACTGCTCTACACAGTAGTTCAGATAGTCATCTAATTTTGAAGATAACTCTTCTGCGATTTCTTGAACAGACTCTTCTAATCTTTCTGCATATGCTTCTTCAATAGCAGCTACTTCGTCTTGAACGCGAGCATGGATAGCTGCTTCAAAAATTGTAGTTGCTTTTTCTCTGAAGTCTTCGGAGAGATCTTCTCCGTTAAACATTGCGTCGATGTGTTCTTTCATTGCTACCGATGCCTTATTCTTAGCTGACATATCTCCTGTTGGAGCTGTGTTATTTTCTGGATTTGTATCTTGCTGGCCATTCTGATCAGCATCGATAGTTTGTGGGTTCATGTCACCCTGTTGTTTTGAATTAGGTAGTGTGGCTTTCTTGTTGGAAGCACTTGGTACCATTGATACACCAGTCTGTCCACCACCCACTGATAATTCATCTAATTGTTTTCTTGCCATTTTCTTTACTCCTTAAAAGTATCTTTATTATTTATATTTTAAAAATTTACAGTGAGCGGATAAATTCCTGGAATACAAGAATTTTCTGTTCTTCGAGGTTCTTACTTGAGGTTTTTTGAGCTTTAAGAATACCGTTATCCCAAACCCACTCAACACCTTCCATGATACCTCGTACAAATGCATCTGGTGCTGATGGATCAGCTACAATGTCAGCTGCAGTTGCTAAATGGAAATCATCCTGTACTTCATTAATACCTTCGTTATTAGCTCTCAGTGAACCCATGCCTCTTGAAGATACTCCAAGGTTAGCACCTTCGCTCATAAGATTCTTAACAATGTTACCGTAAGGAGTATCCATGATCTTTGCTTTACCAACAAAGTTAGAACCCTCTTTTACAAGTGATTTGATCATGTGAGAAACTCTATCTAGGTTGATGCTAGGACCCTGTGGGTGACCTAATTCACCAAACGCTCTATTCTCTTTGATGTATTCTCTGTTGTATCTCTCTACTTCCTTTTCGAGGATATTGCTTCTATACATTCTACCATTGCGGTTTGGAATGTCAGCTTGCATAAAGATACCTTCGATGAAAAAGCTTTTCTTACCTTCTTTTTCTTCTACAAGGAATTTTATACTCTCATTAACTTCACAGATGAGTTTCATTTGTGTTCCTCTTAATACTGGCTAGTAAATGTTGATACTTTTTGGAAATCGATGATTACAGTTGCATTTGCAGATGTCGAAGTAACAGCAATATCAGCAGCAGGGTCAATCTGGATAGCTGCTCCACTGCCAGCAAAATCCATATAACCAGTTGAGCTTGTAATCAGAATAGTATTGGATCCACGAGCTACCTTTGTGTAGCCTGTATCTGTTCCATACCATATTTGATTAACATGCATACCGGTAACTGTTTCAGTTGCATCTACATTAGCTGATGCTACAGTCATCGTTGTGTTTGATGTGAAAAGAACTACCATCTTTCCACCTTTTTGATTTGAAAGTGTTCTACTCGCCATAATGGAGCTCCAACTGTTCTAAGAAGTTCTCTAACTGCTCTGGATCATTTTCCAAGATGTCTTCGAATATTTCTTTATTTTCTTCTGATAGGTTATCGTATATGATAGCAAGAAGATCAGAAATCTCTGTATCTTCATCTAAATCAATTGACTCACCAAGCTTCATTGGCTTACTGTAATCGTTAGCACGTAGAACATCGTCGTGTAGATCAGATAAACGTCTATTGATATCTTTAATACGCTCTACATGATGCCAACCTGCTTCACCTTTATTCATGTTCTTCTTGTCAGTAATCATATCATAGTGGCTAGATAAAGCCTTTGTGATACCTTTGATAGATTTGGCAGCATCTTCATGATTCCTTTGGAATACTAAGTGAGCGTTTTCAGCCTCATCTAATTCAATACCCTCTTTCATATTATCTTTGCTGTATTTTCTATCACGCTTGTCAGCATCATTGAACATAATGTCGTGAGCCATCACAACACCAGTCTTTCTTTTCTTTGGTAGATCTTTAAAAGAACCACCATACTTAGCTTTAACTTTATCCAAATAGCTACGAGCTGTACCAGCTGATATCTCATCTAACTCTTCAACTTCTTCAGCAACCTTCTTAGCACTTGCTGTTGCAATTGCCATCTTCTTAGCCATTGGCATATCAGGATTTGATTTCTCAATACCCTTAGCAATACGCTCACGAGCTTTCATCTCTGCTGGAGTCAACTTCTTTTCGTTGAGGTGTTTGATCTTTGCGCCCATCTCTTCAGCATCATCCAGATCGTTATCAGATAGATGTTCACCTACTTTGATACCGTCTTCGAGATGTTTACCTACCATGTGAACTTTGTATTTGGTTTTACCATCTACTTTAACAGGCTTGACATGAAGAGCCATTGCGTGAACAGCCTCGTATACAGCTTCGTCATCTCCTGGATTGTATCCATGCTCAGGTGAACGATCCACTGTCTTGATATTTGTAGCATTGAACAACTTATCATCC